ATACATAATCTTTATGAGCGTAGTTAATAGTACCAAATAATGAATCTTTTGCGTCTAACGTGTAAGCATTTCCAGTATCTAAATCTCTTACGATTACTTTATTGTTTTTATCTCTACTTAAAACTTCAACTGTAACTGGTCTACCGTTCATATCAAATACATCAATATAATCTGTAGGCTTTACTTCCCTTACATCGGTATTTTCTATTTCACCTAACAATTCTCCAAGTTTAAATTCCATTTCTCCAGCAGTTTCTTTTTGCCATCTTTCTACTTCTTGATTTATTTGGTCTTGTAAAAATTTCAATTCTCCACGTTTTTCTTTTTCTTTTGCAAACCTTGGATTGTTTTGTATGTCCTGTATTCTTCTCATTAAAGCTTGTGGAAATACTTCTTTATTAAACATATCCATTAAACGATTTCCGTGCCAACGTTCTAAATAATCTCGTGCTTGAGCATCTAATTTTTCATACCCTTCAATTTTTTTATAATCAAAATCTACAAAACCTGCATCCTTGTAAACTAATTTACCTTTTACAATTTCTGGTTTTAATGGATATTGATTAAATGCTTGTTTTTGTAATTCTGGATAACCTTTTGTTAGCAACCATTCTGTAGCTTCTGCGTGTCCTCTAGGCCTAGATGCTGCACCAAAGAAAAATCCTAATAAATATTCATATACTTGGTCTGGTAATGGAGCTCTTTGCATAGTAGCCATACCGCCTGTAAACGAAGCTCCTAAAATACCTTTGGTCATAAAAGTAGTGAACATAACTTGTTGTTCTGTAAACATTCCAGTTTCTTGTCCTATTTTAGAATGATATTTAGGTGCTGTTTTTATAGTACCAGGTGATGTGTTTCTTAACACTTCTTCAGTTTCGTCTAAATATTTTAAAGGGTCTCCCTTTGGTGATTGTCTACCAGCACGTTGAAAAGCTAAATCATCTAAAGCTTGCTGTAAATCTTCTGCTGTATTATAAATTTCTTTTTCAGCTTTCTTTATCATACCCCTATTACCGCTTCCTAGCAATCTTCCAAGGTATACGTATCTACCTAATCCTCCAAAAAATGCACCAGCCATAGCTCCGTGCATAGCAGCTTCAGCCCAACCTTCTGGTCCTTCTTTACGAGCAGATACAGCTAATGCAACACCAAGTCTAGCTGATTCTTCTGCTATAGCTTTAAAATCATCGCTCCTTGCTAAACCTTTAGTCAAAAACGATGTTTGAATAAGTTTTGATTCTCCTAGTTTTTTTGCGGAATTGTCTACTATAAAATCTGCTACTTTTAACGGAATAGAACGTAAACCTACTTTACCAGTATGAACATTTTTAGAACTTAACAATGGAACTTGCTCTGCTCCTTTTTCTAGCCATTTATTCCAGCTTTGAGCTGCTTTAACTCCGCCTCTTGCTACTCCCGATTTTTTAACTGCAGATATAGGTACTGAAGCACCAAAAGATAATACACCTGCAACAATATCTGGAGCAAAACCTACTAAGTGTCCTATTTTATTAGATAAACCTTCTATAGTAGTGTCTGGGTCATCTGCCCAGCCAAAAGTAGTAAAACCTTCAGCAACACCAGATGCAAATTGATTTAATACACCTGCTATTTTCCCTTCTTCTGAAGATATATCTGGTTTCCATTCTAAACCAACTTCTTTTGTCTGTTTTTCAAACAAATCTACTTGGTCTAAACTAAAAGTATCTCCATTTCTTTGATACTCTTTTATAACACCGCTAAAATAATGGTCATCTTTAATAACTCCCTTTTCTCTCAAGGAGTTTAATCTTTGGAATTCTCTATTCATTTACTGCCTTTTTTGTTAGTATTTTTTACTACTACTACCTAGGTACCCATTAGATTGCAACCAAGTTAGCATAGCTCCAACTTGAATTTTATCTGTATCGTATATATCTCTTAATTGATTAACTATGTAAGGAGTGTCGTTTACATATACAGTATCTTTATCTTTCATGTTGTTGTACAATTCCCATGAAATATAATCTCCTACAGAAGGATTATCTGGGTCTAAACTGCTTGGATACATATAGGCAATTTCTTGTAGTTTTCTAGATAATTGTCTAGCTGTAACATCCATAGCATATCCTTGTTCGTGATTTTTTTTAACCTTATCAAAAGCTTCCCTTAAGCCTCCTGGGCCATTTATATCATCACTTACATTTTTTATTACGCTAGGGTCAAAATAGCTATTACCTGAGCCTGCATAAGGATTTTTAGCATATACACTGTTAGGACTTAGAAAAGTTGTAGAAGGGTTTCCGTCTATCATAGAAAAACCTCTTCTTCCTCCCTCTATAGCTACTCCAGCTTTTAAAGCATTTGCATAAGCTTGACTTTTTAAAGCTCCTACTAAATATTTTTGGTGTGCTGCTGCTTTAGCAACCCCTCCTTTATTTAAAAAGTCTAATGCTTTTACATAAGCAGAATTAGCAAAAGCAGGGTTCATGTTAGTGCTTGTAGCATGTTTAAAAAAACTTGGAGCTAACATTTTTCTAGCTGTATTAGTACCCAATATCCTACTTCCAAGATATAAACTACCTCTAAAAAGACCTAGATAAGCACCACCCCAAACAGTTAAACCTATTTGAGCCATTAATACAGGATTTACCTGATGTGCACCTTTTGTCCATCTGTTAGGATTTAAAATGTGTCTTGTTGTTTCACCAGGTTGTGCAGGTTTCCATAAAGGTCCTTTAACAATATTACCTATTAAAGAAAAACCCATGCGTTGTTGAGGTGTTGTTGCTTTGTTATATGCTTGTAAATTATCCATTCCTCTTGCATACTCGCTATCCATTTCTAGGTTATTCATAGCAGTTTCTTGGTCAACCATACTTTTTTGCATTTGCATTTGCATTTGCATTCTTCTTATATCGTTAGTTAATTTCTGCGCTTCTTTTTCTGCTTCACTAGGTTCTAATAACTTATCCATAGATTGTATCAAATTAGCAAAAGCGCTTGTTCTAGCTGTTACTACATCATATTGTTGTGCCATGTTTTCTCCTTAAACGTATTTATATTGGTCTATATTAGTCATATTATAACCTAAGCCAATTCCTTGTTGTGCATACATAGATTTTAATTGCAATGCGGATGCATCTAGCCCTCTTAATTCACTAGCTAATCTATTTTGAACGCCCACTACTTGTTGAGTTGTTTGTTCTGCTCTTGTTCCCATTTGTTGATTGTATGCTGTTAATAAATTATCTGCTTGCAGATTTCCACTTCCATAAGATAAAGCAGCTTGTCCCATTTGTACTTGAGATTTTCTCATTGCTTGTCCTCTTGACATATACATTTGATTTAATGCTGTATCGCCCATTTTTCTTGCACTGTCAGCTAGTTGGCTATATTCGCTTGTAATATCTTTTCTTTCAGCTTTTATTGCTCCCATTTGCTCTTGAGCTATAGGTCTTAACCTATCTTGCATTTCTTTTTGTCTTTTTCTAGCAGAAAAATAATTTACTACACCTAAGCCAGCCATTACCCATCCTATTGGACTTACGCCAGCTGCTGCTGTTCCCAATGAAGATAAAAAACCTCCCGCTGCTGTTGAACTTCCATCCATTTTAATAACCTCCTTTATCTTCTTGTCTTTTTCCAACTAAAATTGAAAGACCTTTTTTATTTTTTAAATTACTTAAAGCGTCATCTAAGGTCCAAGTTTTACCAATTTCTAAATTTCTAACAGTTTCATACGCCAACATAGCTTGAGCTACTGGATTTCCTGTTGCTAAAGTGCTTGCAACTCTGCCAAAATCTTTTGCTCTATCAGCTGTTGACTGCCAATCAATTCTTGGACCAGCTGACAACGGTTCTGAATATAGCATTGCTTTTTCTTCAGGTGTCATTTTATAATGCAAAGGAACATGTTTATCTTGATTGTTTAAAGCTTTTAAAACAACTGCATGTTCTTTAGGGTCATCTGAATACATTAATGGAACAGCAGGATGAATTACTCCTGTTTGTTCAAACAAATCTTCTTGATGCTCTAAAAATTCTATAGGACTTATACCTAAAGGAACAAACCCTTCTGCAAAATTATCATTAATTGCAATTTTCATATCTTCCATAGATATTTCTGTCTCTGGTCTTCTATTACCTTCTTCATCTACTTTACTTACAAAAGTTGTTGCCTCCTCTGGTGTTACATCAACACTAATTTGGTCATCAAAACCAGATTCTCCGCCTATTGAAGCTATTTTTGCTTCTGTAGTATTTAAACTATTTTTGATTTCTTCAGGGCTATAATCGTAAAATCCCATTTGGTCAGAACCTTGTTTAATTTTTCCTTCATTTACCAATCTATTGATTGTTTTATTTTTTGTTTGTGCCATTGTTTATCTCCTTTAGCAATTCTATTGCTTTTATAAAATCCTTTACTCTTACTGGTGTTTGCTCTATCCAGCTAGAAGGCTCTTCATTTGGTGGATTTTTATATAATACTTCTTGTATAGCGTCATCATATTCTCTATGACATAACATGTGCCATGTTTTAGGAAATTTTCTAGACCAACTAGCACCTAATTGATAATTAACAGATACTAATGCTATAATTATATCATCGTTTTTAGTTCCCAAAACATTTGCTTGTTTTTTAGCAGCAGTCAAAGCTGTGTCAACATCAGCTTCAAACCATTCATCTATTACACTCTTTGGTACTAAAGATTTAACAGGATATTTTTTTTGTTCTTCTTTAGTTAATAAATGTCCAATGCCACAAGTAGCTTTACCTAATATGTCTAAATATACGCTTTGTTTATATCCTTCACGTTCTTTTAAATGCTCAAATAGCTTTTCAGTAAAAGAGTCTTTTTTCTTCTTAAAAAAACCTAGCATTATTCTGACATATCCATAGTTTGATTTGGATTATTATTACCTATAGGACTTGTAGTGTTAGGATTATATCCTAATTCATAATCTTTTTCTCTTCTAAGTATTTCATTATAATCTTGTACTGCTCTACCTATTCTTGATTGATTAATAAAATCTACACTTATATTAATGTATTCATTTAATTTTTCATAGACTTTAGGATTAATTACTGTACTACCGCTTTCATCGTAACTAATTATATTTTCTCTCATAAACTCTCTATACTCTTGGGTATCTTTAAAACCCAAAACATTTGCTACATCGTCATTAAATTGATGAAACATTTCAGCCTTTTCTGGGCTAAGACCTTGAGTGTAAACTTCATTCATAGATGTGCGCATCATAGCTGCTTCTTTTAATCTTCTTCCATACAATTCATGATTTGGAGGTAAACTCATTTCTATTAAATTAGAAGCTCTTGTAAAATCTCCATCTTTTATAGCTTGCGTTATAACTCCACTAGGGTCATTTAAATCAGAACCTGCATTATAAGCTATAGACTCCAAAGAAGACCTAACACCCTGTGGCAATGAATTGTAATATTCTTCACCAAATTTATTTCTTAGTTCAGGTCTAAATCTTTTTTCTAAATCTAAATCTAATTGTTTAACAGCTGCTTCTTTTGTTATAGTAGTGTTTTTATCTACTTTTACACTGTCTGTTTCAGTGTATAAAGTATCAGTACCAAAGCCTACCCTAAAAGCGTTTACATCATAATAAGCCTTAGGGGAAAAACCTTCTAAATCTCCTATAAATGATGCAGAATCTTTATATTGAGACACATCTATATTAGATGCGCTTCTAGGTAACATATTTATATCTACTTGATTATACTCTGCTGATTCATTTAAAAATTTATTAGCATTACCTAATTGGTCTTTTGGTATATAAAAATTATCATCTTTCTTAGCATCTCTTCTTCCTCTAAAAGTATCATCGTTTTTACTAGCTTCTTCTAAAGTACTAGCTACTGGAGGTTCTTCAGCTGAAGTTTTACTTTTACCTACGCCTTCCAAAACAGGCTTGTCGTCTTTTCTTCTAAATAAACCAAAATTCATTCTACTAAACAATCCTCCCTTAGAACTTGATTCTTCACTTCCATACATTTCTTCATACAAAGGAGGGTTTGATTTTTTAAGTTCTTCTTTTCCAATCTCCATTTGCTTTCTTGTATAGTTATAATCTTGTATTTTTTTATCCATTATAAGCCCTGGCATTGCCGCATTCATAGCTTCTAAAGTTGTAGTTGGAACATCGTCAAAAACTTCTTGCGTTGATGCTCTTTTTTCTTCTTCTATTACAGCATTTGCTGCTCTTACCATAGTTTGATGTAATCTCATGCTTTCTCCAATTCTGTTTTATACCAATTATTATCTACTTTTATATATTGATATACCGATTGTCCTTCTTTTACTATTTTTCTGTCACCTGACGCACCTTCGTTTTCTTTAGGTTTTACAACCTCAACTTTCATAGGCGTTTCAAGTTGTTGTTCTTGCTCTCTAATTTTTATAGCAAGTTTTCTAAACTTTGATTCCATAGTTTCTATCATTTTACGCTCTTTTGTCTAAATATTATTTGCATATCGTTTATTTCAAAATTACTATTAACATCTGTTCCAGAAAGCCTTAATCCAAAGTTTTTCACATTATTAAAAGCTTGACTTTCCGTAAATTCACTTTTAGCTTCTCTCATATTTATTCTTAATGTTTTAAATTCAGTTTCATTACTACCATCTAATCTAGCTAATATTTCTTCATTATTGTCAGTAAATCCATGCACAACAACACCATCTCCGTTTTTATAATTTAAATAAACAGATATTATTTTTTTATCTACACTTGGACTATCAAATGTATAATCTTTTGTTTTTAAAGCTAATTCATCAAGATTGGTAGTACCTACTAAATTTGTAGGGTCTGGATTAAAATAACGCAATCTTAAATCACTTCCGTCTTTTTCCATCCAAACTAATTTACCATTGTCTAATATTACCATATTGGTATTAAAATTTGCAGTAAATCTTTTACTACCGTAAGACCAAGCCATGGATTTTAAATCTAACACTAAGACTTTTTGATTTTTATTTGCAATTATAATATGTTTTTCTTCTGGTATAAAACCTATAACATTATCTGCGTGATAATAGTTTGTTTTCCAAACTAGCCTTTGTTGTCCTTTTTGGTCTAACAATACATCTTTAATTTGTTCTCCATCGTATAAAAACACTCCATACTGATTAAACCACACTACAAATCCTTCTCCTTTAAATACGTGGTGTTTTTCTGCTACGCCTTTATAATCTAAACTAGCCTCTAAAAATTCTATATCTCTACTTACATTAATAACATGCAATACATTCTTTTTAAATTGCAACAAACGACCATTTAATGACTCTAATTTAACAATATCATCACCGTCATTAATTTCAACATCTATTCTATTTTCAAATTCAAATGTATCAAAAGCATTAACATTAGATTTAAACACAGTGTCGTTACTTATTTGAAATTCTCCTGTAACAGGGTCTTTATATTTAACATTACCTATATATAATCTTCTATTTAAAATTGTTGCTGTTTTATATGACGTTCCTGTAGCTCCTACTATAGATGGCTCTATTTCTAAAGCAACTTCTGTCTGTAAAGGGTCTTCAAGTCCTTTAGCGTTATTAGAAGCTCCATATTGTATGTGATACCCTAAATCTCCAGCACCAGAACCTAAAAGATTTATAGGCCACGCATAAAACTTTTGAGAAGCACTAGACGGAGCAGTTATAGCTCCTAATTTTTGATAAGTTTTAGAACCTGGTATTCTCCACCCTTTTCTTAAATCTATTTCTAATAATTTATATTTTACTCCATCATAAATTTTCATACTGCTTGTAATGTCACTTGCAATATTATTAAATCCGTCATTAGTTTTATTCCACAATACATGTATAGATTTTAAACGTGGTTTATTAGGTATATGTCCAAATAAATTAAAATACATTTTATAATTAGTTTGAAGCCCTAACCCTTCAGGAGCTGTCATGCTAGAATAATATTCTATTTCACTTAACTGTCCATCTAAATACTCATATTGCACAAATAAATTAATTCTATCATTAGAAGAAGCAAACCAAGTTCCAGAAGTTGCATCTCCAGTATTATTTGGTATAGTACTATCACTTCTATTTTCAATACCTGCAAAAAGATTAATAAATAATTTACCAGTATTGTTAGTATGGGTAAAACTACCATAAGGTATTCTTAAAACTTCTTTATTTACAGGACTTCTATTTAAATGATAAATAGCATTACCACTAGTATGTCCTGCAAAAGCACCAGAATTAAATCTGCCTCTATCACTGATTTCAAAAGTTATATTGTTGCCATTAATAGAGCCTATATGTAAATATTCTAAATTAGTTCCAGTATTTATTCTTATATATCCACCTGCTGTAAATTTACTTCCATCGCTGACAGAAACAATTTGTTGTCCTGTGTTAGTAAAATTAGCAGTTAAAGTTGCTCCACTATCTGTTTCTATAGGTATTATATTAGTAGAAAGATTATTAAAATGTATAATTTCAATTTCGTTTGTAGAAGGCTTGTCTATTACAGCTGCATCTTCAAACCAACCTGTTTTATCTAGTCTTGGCGCTCCGTTTGAAGTAGTAGTGTCTCCAAAATCATATTTTTCATTAATAAAACTAAATACTTTAGGGGTGTGATTGTCATTGCTAAAATCAGTAGCTGTTACTCTTACATTACCATCTATGGCTGTGTACTCTACATCTGAAGCTGCAGGACCGTAATCTATTGTTTTAGCACTATAACTTCCATCAGTTTTGTCATATATTGCAATTTCATGTTGAGCTTTGTCATTAATAAACAGCATTTCAGTATTGTCTACAGCATTTGTTGTTTGTTCTGGGTCTTTGTCAGATTTAAAATAAAATAATCCATTACCAACAGTCGGAGTAAAACTAGAGCCTAAAATAGTTAACAAAGTACCTTCATCGGCAGTAGCGCCCATAACTTTTAATTTACCAGGAGTGTCTATTGATAAAGAATCAATGTCTTGCATTTGATTTCCTTCTATATCTCTAGCATTAGTATGATTATTTAATCCCCCGCTATAATTACTAATGTTTAAAATAGCTTTTTGAGCCACTATTTCTTTCCTTTCTTCTTGCTCCCAAGATTTCTATTTTTTCTACTATCTATAGGTACTCCTACTATAGGTTTACCTACTTTGTTTGATGTTACTGCTTTCGGGTCACTTCCCAGGTCTGCCATCTATAATTTCTCCCCACAAACTAGTAACTCCATTGTTAATTTCTACAACTTCTACTTTAAAAGTACCATTGTCAAACCAATCTACAATTGCAAATGCGTGAGCCCAGTTATGTAATCTTCCTTTTAACCATCTGTTTTTTTCATGAGACATATCTTTTAAACACCCCATAGACCAAGCACCAATGTTTCCATTTAGCTTCGTTAATGTATGTCTTTGTACATCATGAGTATGTCCATACATTACATTTTCTCCATAAGCTTCCAAATGTTTTTTCGCATGATACGTAGTTGCATAGGCACCATGAAAGAAAGTAAGCTTACCAATTTGTATAGGTAGATTATATTCAGTGTACTTATATCCTCTTTCTTTTATTTTGCACGCTTTAAAAAAAGCATAATCAGACATATAGGGATACTTAGTAACAAAATTATCCAACCAGAGATCGTGGTTGCCTTGGAGTAAATACTTTTCTTTACATCCAACTTTTTTAAGTACTTCATCCCAAATATCTAATCCTTCGTTTACCAACCTTATATCTTCTTCTATAATAGGTTGTTGAAACTCTAACGGGGGTAATTTCTTGTCTTTATACTTCCATGCAGAAACTGACTCCCATTCTCCTACATCTCCCAAATTAACAAAAACATTTGGCTTTATTATTTCTATTGCTTTTACTACACAATTGATAGCTGCATCGTCCTGTAAAGGAAAATGAGTATCAGGTACTACAATTCCACGCTTCTTTATTTTCAAAATGCCTCCTAGGCTGAACGTTTAACTTTTTCAAACGAGCGCATTCCCCCAAGACCGAGCATCCCAAGTAATACAGTCGTCAATGTGCCCATATCAAATGTAGGCAACACCACTTCATTTCCAAAACTATACAAAATAAATGTTAGTAAAGGTTGTAAAATAAAATGATAACCTAATGCTGTAGCACATATCCAGCCAGTAAAGGGCCTCCAGCCCGCAACAAAAATGCTTGTATGACCAGCTTCTACTTTATTGACTTCCATTTGTGCTTTGTTAATTTCTGCAATTAATTCAGCTTTTTCTTGTTTGTCTAAAGTAAACTTGTCTACATGACCTGCAACTTTGTCAATAATACCAGCTACTATATCTAGTTTAGGCATATTACTTACACTCTTCTTCGCAGTCTATTAAAGCTTTTAAATAGCCTTGTTTTTCAAGAATCATGCTTTTTACTTCGCCTAATCTAGCGTTAGACTCCTGTATCTGATTAGCAAGTTCATTGTGCTGCTCTACAAGCATTTCCATTTCTGCTTGAGATTTTTCTTTTAATGTAAGCTCTTTTTTTTCTTTTGACATTATGTCTCCGTGTTTAGTTAATAATCACAAATATAATAAATTATTAATAAATTTACTATTGAATTTGTTTTTTAATTTTATCGAACACTTCTTGTTCGTCAAATCTCATACTTATGCCAGGTTCATATCTCATAACCTCTTTGCCTTCTTTAAGAATAATAATAGTAGGAACAACTTTTATTTTCCATTCTTTTTGGATAACTGCACCTACTGTTTTATTATTTAAATCTATTTCAGCTACATAGCAAAGTTTAGCCAATTTTTCTACTTCTACTCTATTTTGATAATTCCATGATGCATTTACTTGAACTACTGCACAATTCTGTACATTCAATGCTTGCACCTGTTGAAAAGTATCTAAATTAACTGACTGCGAGTATAAGGGCGATTGCCATAACAATAATCCAAGCAACCATGCCATACCATAATAATAATTCATCTTTAAACCCCATTAGTTGTTATTCATATCAAGCAAAGTCTCTTGAATCATTCTTGTGTCATCTTTTACAGAATCTACCTTTTCTTCAAGTTTATCTACTTTGTTTTCTGTATTTAATATTGAATCACGAATCATTTGGTCTTTTAAATCATATTCCATACGTGATACTTCTGGCTCTGGTAATTCTTTAGCAAGTTCTATTTCAGCTTGCAGGGAATACCACATACCAACTACCAAAGCTATAGTTACTGCAATACTAGCTGCAGTTTCTAAACTTAATGTAAATTTACTATCTTTACTTACTTCCACTTTATCCCCCTCTTTTGAGTGTTTGCTATGGGAAACCTCCGCCACTATCATCAAAGTTAACTTGATTAGTACCTGCCGATGTTTCCCCGTCTGCTATTACTTTAATCGTTCTATTACTTGTTTCATGCAATGCTCCGTGCTGTGCATATTTAAACCTACAATACAATGTACCACTACCATTTACACTAATTGATGTAGTAAATTGTCCAGTACTGCTACCTACTCCATGATATGTTGCACTATTATTTGGAAATGCAGAAGTAGAAACAGCAACAGATAAATTACCTCTTACCGTTCCACTATTCACAGTAAAGTATATATCTATTACATCATTAGTAAAACCACTAAAAGTTATACTTCTATTGTAATAGTTTGTACCACCTGGATTAGATGCTATACTAACACTGTTAGCACTCCAACTAGTTCCCCAAGATGACGATGTTAAATCGTGGTCATAACTATAAAACTCAGAAATTTCATGAGGTGCAGAACCATCTGGTCTATTTGCACTTGCATTCTCAGTATTAATAGTTGCAACAGTTCCATCTGACAATTCTTTTAATGAAACAGGAACGACTGGATTGTCTTCTTCAATTTCAACATAAATGTCACGTAAACTAATTTGCCCTGATGCAGGTAATGCCATTACTTTTCTTGTATTCGGTTAATCAATTTAATCAAATATGCAATCATTACTCAGCATCTTTAATTGCTTGGTATTCTACTATCTCAGCATCTATATCTACTATTTCAGCTTCTAGTCTTGCTTTTTGTGCTTCTGCATCTGCTATAGCTGAATCAACATCTTTAGTTTCTTCATAATCTAAAACAGTAACATCGTTACCATTTGGATTTTTCATTACTCTAGTATGTTTAATTACAACCATTTTTGATTGTTCTTCTACTGTTCCAGCAGGTGCTGCACTTATTACTTTAGCCATTTAACTTCTCCTTGAGTTCGTTTATTTGTTGTTGTTGTTCTTGAACTGCTTTTATTAATACAGCAGTTAATTTTTCATAATCCATTGTTTTGATTTTGTCATCAAACCATTCAGTATCTTTCACAACTTCTGGTATTACTTCTTCTACTTCTTGTGCAATAAACCCTATATCGTGTCTATCGTCTTTTTTCCAGTCATATTGTTTCGGTTTTAGTTTCATTACAGTATCTAAACCGTAATTAATATCTTTAACATTTGTTTTTAATTTTTTATCTGATGGTGTACTAGAATAAGCTACAACGTCATTTGTTACATGTAAAGCACCAGCAGAAGTAATGTTAATTCTATCAGCACTATTATTGACATCTCTAATTCTTAATGTCGCTGCATTAGTTCCAATAGTAGTAATTGCCCATCTATCACTACCATTCGTTCTAAATCTTATACCTGCATTACCATTTGCACCTGCAGTTTCAGTTATAATACCACCTACCCCAGCACCAGTACTAGCTTCTTTAACGTGTAATTTTGCAGATGCAAAAGTACTTCCTGTACCAATAGCTAAACCTGTGCTATTAAGTTGTGCAAAATATGTGCTACCACCTAAATTTCTAAATCTATGACTTCCATTATCATAATAATTATTAGAATCCGCTGTACCTCCCATAAAAATACACGTATTTCCTTGAGGATTTCTTAACATTAAATAAGTATTATTATTTTCAAAAGATGTTACGTGTCCTGTTCCATCGGTAAAAGTATGTATTTTTTTGTCAATCCATAAATTTCCGTCAAAAAGAGAGTTGCCATTAACATCTAATTTATAACTTGCTCCTGGTGCTGTAGTGTCATCAATGCCGTATCCAAGTCTCATACTATGTGCTACTGCTAATTTACCATCATTAGTTAAAGACATTGCTCCTTGTGATTTGGTATGTGAATCTTTAGCCCATAAAAAACCTCTATTAGTCGTACCATCCATAGTAAATGTCATAGCATATTGATTTGCTATTCC